TGATTGGGTTATTGATAACTTCATTGGTGAAGGCGTAAGGACAATCTCAGGCGCGGCGGGTAAGGGTAAGACGTCAATCGTAGCTCCACTTTGCGCGAACGTAGCACACCTGCTTGAATCAAACTTCCTGACCCCACGGCATAGGCGTGTTGTGTTCTACTTTACTGAGGACACGAATCAGCTTAACAGGATGATCGTGGGAATGAAGATGCACCAAACACGGGAATTCACTAATCCCCATGATACATGGAGCAATCGTTTCCGTGTGCATTTGACAAAGCGGTATAAAGCTGGGGATATTGAGGATATTGCGTTTTACATAAAAGACTTCAACACGGAGCAAGACGGTAAGTCCGTTCCACCCCTTGTCGTATTTGACACTCAAGCAGCCTCTTTTGACATTGAGGATGAGAACAACAATGCGGAGCTGAGTAAGTTGATCAGTCAACTGAAAATACACTTCTGGGAAACTCACCGTATACCAGTCTGGGTTGTGACTCACATCACCAAGGATTCAATGTCAACAGGAGACTACGAGAAGCTCACTGCACGGGGAGCGGGTTCCATTGTAGGAGACTCCAACGGCACACTCGGAATTGTAGAAATTGAAGGGATTGAAGGCAGGATACTCGGTAACGTCAAGGACAGGGACGGTGCAAAAATAAAAGAAGTACGAGCCATGATTACTCATCACGTAGCGGAAGGCTTAACACCCTACGGTGAGCCTGACACGATTGATTATTACACAACTGAGTATTTCCCCTCGGATAAAATCAGCAATGCTAACCTCAAAATTGAAACAAAGAATCAAGAGAGGATTCATAAGATTTTTGATGCAATTCGTAAGTTGAATAAGCACGGCGAACCGACTACCGAGTCAAAAATTCGGGAGATGACTGGCATGCAACTTACCGAGGTCAAGAACCTGATTTTTGATTTGATTAATGAAGGCAAAGTAGAAAAAATTCAGATTAGCAAGGATGAAGCACTGTCAAAAGGCTGGAAGTATAACCAAGTTGAATTGTTCGTTTTGAAGGGTGACTGGGAGTTTATTTAGTTTACTGGATAAAAACTAGATAGATGTATATGTTTATAGGCTTACCTCGTGTCTGGTTTTTGTCTGGTTTACTGGAAAAACTAGACGGGCAAGTCCAGAACATAATATCCTCTGTATGGGGGCATCAAGCCCCTACAGAGTATTAGGTTGAGTGTGTCTGGTTTATTTGGTTTCTTCTATAGGAAAACCAGACAGAAAAAACCAGATAGAAATTGGGTGTGTTTTTGGGGGTGGAAAATGGCAGAATATCAGTTTGAAAGTAATGACGGATCTGAGTGGACTGAGGAAGAAAAAGCAATGGCAATTGCTCATTATGAATTGATTGAGAATCTGGCTAATGAGAGATTTAGAAAAGCAAGGGAGGATTTGTTGATGAGGTTAATCTTTAAATCAAATGATGACGGTGTACCTTTACTGGGGGAGAAATAATGGAAATTACTTTGAGCGCTGCAGAATTGTTTCTACTTTTCTGGGCAATAGCTGCCTCGGTTTTTGCGGTCTGGCTTCAATTTGAGGTCAGGAAGGCAGTGGTCATGATGGTGATGACGATGGGCGTCCTGCGGGACGTTGCTGACGGAAAAGCAAGAGTGGAAATGAAGGGAAGTGAGTTGATTATTGAGCGCATTTTGCCTTTGCGGAAAAATGAGGGATAATTCTCAGAAATCAATCGGGTAGGAACTGGATATGGCTACGAAAAATCAAAAGATTGCAGAGAGTATGAAGGGAAATGAAAACGGCGTAAAAAGGGGAGCTTTTGTAGCGCTCCTGCGGAGGAAGCTCGTTCAAGATCCTAAGAAATTAGAACGCATTGCTGAGGCTTTGTTCAAATTAGCGGAGGAAGGAGACATGGCTGCAATCAAGGAGCTAGCCTCCCGCCTAGACGGAACGCCGACTCAAAGTATTGAGATGAGCGGTCCTGACGGTGACCCAATTCAAGTAGAACAAGCAGGGACATTTGCTAAGGAGCTTATGGCAAAAATCCTCGCGGCTAAACAGAAAGAGGCAGACAATTGAGCAATGATAATTTTCACCCAGATGGGTTTGTCCCGATGCAGAATGCTTCAGTTGACGGATTTAACACTATGCCGAAGAACAAATTGATAGAGGACATCGCCGCGCTTGAGCGTGGGTTGGCGTTCATGCATGAATTGAAAGAAGAGAAAACAATCAAGACTAAGCCAATGTCGTTCACCGAGGCAGAAGAATTGATTGCCGCGAATCAAGGATTGACTTTTACTGCAATCCGCGCTGTTGAGCGGTTTCACGGAATATCATGAGCACATGTTCTAATTGCGGGGGATTGATCCCGCTGCAAGGTTTGATGAATGGTGTTACCTTACCGTTCTGCAACTGCGTAAAGCCTGAACGCGCCCGAGACCCGATGCGTCCGATGTCCTTTGCTGATATTCAAGAGGTGTTTAACGTCCCTTTAACGGGAGAATGTGAAGACTCCGAGCGATTGCTCAAACTAGTACGTATGATTGAAAAGTTCCACGGCATCGGATGAACATTGCTGAGATTGTCAAGCGGGAACTCTCAAAGCCCAATCCGCTAGACCACCTTCCCCCTGAGCATCGCGCGGCAGTTATGAAGCGCATGGCGTGGCTCGCTGTGGCAGGTAACCATCAAATAGAACCCACAGGGGATTGGTGGTCAATCTGGTTGCTACTCGCGGGGCGCGGCGCAGGGAAGACTCGTACCGCAGCTGAGGAGTGTTGGTGGACAGCATGGGATCAGCCGAACATTCGTTACCTTGTCTCCGCGCCCACGTCTGCCGACGTTAGGGACACATGCTTTGAGGGTGAGTCGGGAATCTTGAATGTGATACCGCATGAGATTATTGCCCCGAACGGTTATAAGTCATCGCTCAACGAGTTGACCCTGATTAACGGCTCGCTCATCAAAGGTATTCCCGCTAGTGAGCCTGGACGCTTTCGTGGTCCACAGTTTCATCACGGATGGCTGGACGAGCTAGCAGCATGGGACTACCTTGATGAGTCATGGGACATGATTCAGTTCGGTATGCGACTAGGACGGCATCCTAAGTTGATCTGCACGACGACCCCGAAGCCAAAACCACTCATTGTTGACCTTGTGGCTCGTGACGGTGACGACGTTGCTTACGTCTCAGCAAGCACGTACGACAATATTGACAACCTCGCACCGACGTTCAAGAAGCAGATCCTCCAATACGAAGGAACAACCCTTGGGCGTCAAGAGCTATACGCCGAGTTGATTGACCCTGAGGAGTCAGGCATCATCAAACGTCAGTGGTTCAAACTCTGGCCAGCTGACCGCCCATTGCCTCAGTTCCAGTACGTGGTGCAAAGCTATGACTGCGCAACGAGCGACAAGACCGCGAACGACCCGACTGCCTGCGTGGTACTCGGCATCTTTAAGCCCAGCCCAGATAAGCCGATGTCCGCCATGGTCATTGACTGCTGGACTGAGCACATGCAGTATCCCGACTTGAGACCGAGAGTCGTTGAGGAGTATGGCTCAATCTACGGCGATGATGACGAGTGGGGTAACGGGAAGAAGGTGGATCTAGTTTTGATCGAGGACAAGTCCGCAGGCATCTCACTCATTCAAGACTTACAACGCGCTGGGCTGCCCGTCCGTGCTTACAATCCTGGACATGCCGACAAGACTCAGCGACTCAACATCGTCTCGCCAATCATTGCTCGTGGATTGGTCTACCTACCCGAAAGTGAAACAAAGGCGAAGGTGCATAGGACTTGGTGTGATCCCCTCGTCAATCAACTCTGCGCATTCCCTGAGGTAAGGCATGATGACCTCGTTGACGCTACGTCACAGGCTCTGCGCTACTTACGGGACGCTGGATTCCTGACCACGGATTACATTCCCGACAACTCTGACGATTACGTGGACGACACGCAACCGCGCAGAATCAACCCGTATGCCGTTTGATGAGCTATAATTTGCAGAAATCCCTTTAGGTCAATCTCATGGCTAATGATCCGTCCTCATCAGTAAACGTCACAGGCATAACTGACGCCCAGCTCGCAGCAATGCAGCAGGCTGGCTTGCTAGGTGGTCAAAGCGGATTGGGTGTTCCAGCCCCTTCAGTTGATGAGATGAAGTATGCAACTCAAGTAGCTTCTCCTCAGTATCAAACCAATTACCCTACTCCCGCGCCCAACCCTTCGGTTTTGGATTCATTACCGACTCTTGATGAGGCTGCTAATTACCTCGCTAACCTTCCCGCTCAAGCGCAACGCCTATTGACCAATCCTGCCGCATTCACAGAGATGCTGACGGGTAAGAATCCATTACCTGAGCAAGCAGGCTTTGCAGCCTCCGCTACTGGCTTACCCGCTCAGAACCCGAACTCATTGTTCACTCCTGCGGGCATGGCATATAACAAAGGTTACGAATCTGGCGAGCCTGTTTCAATCGCGGCGATGGGCGTGCCTGCCCTCGCGCCCGCTGGTCGCTTCCTCGGCTCAGCCGCTGGGGAGCGAATTATGGCGGGTCAAAGTTTGATACCAGGAGTTCCCGCTGACTTAGTGAATCCGCAGATCCTTTCCGCCGTCAAGAACAAAGGCGGTAATTGGCTCTCTAATGGGCTTGACAGTTTGGACTGGCTCAAAAAGCCGATTGAGAGCGTCGGTGAGAGTCGGTTTGATAGCGCATGGGACAACGGCAATCCTCAAAAGATTGCGCATCACATTTCAGAGATGGAAAAGATCGGTTACGCGCCCGAGCAGATTAAAGACTTCATGGATAGCGTAGCCGTCAATAACTGGGTAGACAAAAAGCTCAAGAACTATGTCAAGAATGAAATGGGTACGCCGACTGATCCTGTACTTCAATTGCATGATCAAGGTATTACTCATATGCCAAATCAAGGTGAGGTCAATCCTAATTACTTCCCC